AGTTTCAACTAGAGCGTGATACTTTTACATCTACACCGTTTGAACTGACACTGATTATTGCTGGTGACTCTGCTGGTTCAGACGTATATGCTAGTATGGACTGGGAAGAGATTAGCCGCTAATGACTACAAGTAAAAACCGTACAGTATCTAAACTACTTACAACAAGCAATGTAGATCTCTACACTGTACCAGCTAGTTATGAAGCTAACATTAAAAGTATATACGTGAATAATAAGTCTGGTAGTGCTGCAACGTTTAGCTTAGACCATTACGACTCTCAAACTGCAACGTGGCACACATTAGCTGATGCCGTTAGTATGCCTAACAATTCACTACTACAGATCACAGATAGTCTGTGGTTTTATAAAGCAGATAAGTTTCGTGGTTTAGCTAGTGTAACAGACGCTATTACTGTAACGTTTAACATAGAAGAATTTTATATACCTACTAGATCATAACGGGTATGCAAACTTGTATGTAGTACATTAACATAAAATATGATATAACTACCTCGCACATAAAGCAAAAGGAGGTAGTGCACATGTTTAAACGTATATTGAAACGGTTCCAAGAGAACCAACAACGCAGAGCAGACTATTGGATACTCATGAACTTGAGTGACAAAGAACTGCACGATATGGGGATCAGTCGTGGCGAAGTCAGGCAAAAAGTCTACGGTTAATGCAGCGGGTAATTATACTAAGCCTACTATGCGTAAGCGCTTGGTTGCTTCCGTCAAAGCTGGCGGGAAAGGTGGAAAGCCCGGACAATGGAGCGCCAGGAAAGCCCAAATGGTTGCTAAACAATACAAAGCTAAGGGCGGGGGTTATAAGTAATGGCCCTCGCTAAATCACAGAAAAGTCTAAAGTCATGGACAAAACAGAAGTGGCGCACTAAGAGTGGTAAGCCTAGTGCTAAAACTGGTGAGCGGTATTTACCCACTTCGGCTATTAAGTCTCTTAGCTCTGCTGAGTATGCCGCTACAACCAGAGCTAAACGAAAAGGCACTAAGGCAGGTAAGCAGCATGTGGCTCAGCCTAAGAAGATTGCAGCCAAAACCAAAGCCCACAGGAAGATAAAATGAAACGAAACCTTACGGAAAAACAAAGTAAGTTCTTAGAGGTTCTCTTTGAAGAGGCAGCAGGGGATGTTGTACTCGCCAAGAAGCTTGCAGGTTATAACCCTGAGTCATCTACTACATCTATTGTGGAGTCATTGAAAGATGAAATATTTGACGCAACTAAATCATATATGTCAAGAGTTGGCCCTAAGGCTGCAGTTGCATACGCCAGTGCTTTGGACGATCCTACCCAGCTAGGCGTTAAGGAACGCATGGTAGCTGCAGGTCAGATCTTAGATCGTGCAGGTATTGTTAAAACTGAGAAGGTAGCAGTAGAGTCAAGCGGTGGTTTATTTATATTACCACCCAAGAATGTAGATGCTTCTGAGGCTACGTAAAGAGCGCCCACTCCAAAGTGAGTACTGGATGCTACCCAAAGTACCTTTTAAGGTAAAGCTTTGGCAACGCATACCACGTACTAGCAACTACGTACCCTTCGGCTATGAGGTGGACCCTGAAGATGAGGAATGGCTGAACCCTATACCTAGAGAGTTAGAACTGTTAGAGTTAGCTAAGAAGCACTTGAAGCAGTACTCTTTAAGACAAGTATCAGCGTGGCTGACTACTCAGTCAGGTAAAAGCATAACTCACGATGGCCTGAAGAAGAGAATAGATGTCGAAAGAAAAAGAAAGCGTCTTGCTGCAATTAAACGCTACTATGCCAAGCGGCTCCAAAAAGCGTTACAACAAGTCGAAGCGCTTGAAAAAAACTACACAGGCTACTTCATCTACGAAGACGAAGAAGGAACCGACAGTAGCGACACCCAGCCCAGCGCAGGTCAAGCCACCTGAGTATGAGGTAGAGGAAGCACAGAACATTGTCTTTAGGCCAAACCCTGGACCTCAGACGCAGTATCTAGCTTCTAGTGAACGTGAGGTTTTATATGGTGGAGCAGCGGGTGGCGGTAAGAGTTACGCTACATTAGCTGACCCTCTGCGTAACATGAACAGTCCAGACTTTAGTGGTCTACTTGTACGTCACACGACAGAGGAACTTAGGGAACTCATACAGAAAAGCCAAGAGTTGTACCCTAAGGCTATACCAGGAATTAAGTGGTCTGAGCGTAAGAGCCAATGGACTACACCAAGAGGCGGCACACTTTGGATGTCGTACTTGGATAGAGATACAGACGTTATGCGCTACCAAGGACAGGCGTTTAACTATGTAGCGTTTGACGAGTTAACGCAGTGGCAGTCACCCTTTGCTTGGGACTACATGCGTTCACGTTTACGTAGTGCAAACAAAGACTTAGGTTTGTACATGCGAGCTACGACTAACCCAGGTGGTGTCGGACATGCTTGGGTAAAGAAGATGTTCATTGATCCAGCAGCGCCTAATACGCCTTTCTGGGCAACGAACATAGAGACTGGTGAGGTATTACGCTTCCCGTCAGGGCATAGTAAAGCTGGTGAACCCCTGTTTAAAAGAAGGTTTATACCTGCCAGCCTCTTTGACAACCCATATCTAGCTGAGAGTGGCGACTATGAAGCAATGCTTTTGTCACTACCTGAGCATCAACGTAAGCAACTACTAGAGGGTAATTGGGATGTTAACGAAGGCGCAGCCTTTCCTGAGTGGAACAGAGCCGTACATGTCGTGGAGCCTTTTAAAATTCCCGCAAGTTGGACTAAGTTTAGAGCTTGCGACTACGGCTACGGAAGTTACACAGGCGTTGTCTGGTTTGCTGTATCACCCAATGAACAGCTTGTTGTTTACAGAGAGCTTTATTGTTCTAAAGTTACAGCTACTGATTTAGCAGATATGATACTTGAAGCCGAAAGTGGTGATGGAAGTATAAGGTACGGCGTGTTGGATAGCTCCCTGTGGCACAAACGAGGCGACACTGGCCCTTCCTTGGCTGAGCAGATGAACCAAAAGGGATGTAGGTGGAGGCCTTCGGACCGTTCACGAGGCTCAAGGGTTGCAGGTAAAAACGAGCTACACCGCCGTTTACAGGTTGATGAGTATACTGAGGAGCCAAGGCTGGTGTTCTTTTCAACCTGTACTCATTCTATAGCTCAGCTACCGTCTATACCTTTGGACAAGAGAAACCCTGAAGATGTAGATACAAATGCAGAAGACCACTTGTATGATGCAATACGGTATGGTATAATGACAAGACCAAGAAGTTCTTTGTGGGACTATAATCCTGCTTCACATAGATCTGGCTTTCAAGCTTCAGACTCAACCTTTGGATACTAAAACATATGGAACAAGACGATTTATTTGAAACAGATGACGTAGCCGTTATACAGGACGGTGAGGAGTTAGATGCCTCTAGCGTAGTGTCTTATGTAGAGTCTCGCTTCAAACGTGCAGAGGATGCACGATATGTAGATGAAACTAGGTGGTTACGTGCCTATCGTAACTACAGAGGTTTGTACGGTAGTGATGTACAATTCACAGAAACTGAAAAGTCTCGTGTGTTTGTTAAGGTTACTAAGACTAAAACACTAGCAGCGTATGGTCAGATTGTAGATGTACTTTTTGGTAGCTCACGGTTTCCACTCACAGTAAACCCTACAACGTTACCTGAGGGTGTAGCTGAAGCTATGCATATAAGTGTAAACCCACAGGCTGATCAAGCGATTGATCCTTTGCGTTCTGCTTTTGAAGAAGAACCTAAGGTCAGCTTCTTGTTTGACCCTGATGAAAAGCTAAAGCCTGGCGAAACTATGTATGACCGCATGAAACGCATGGGTCCACTAAAGAATAAACTTGAGGCTGTAAGTGAAAAGATCGTAGAAGGTCCAGGTACAACTCAAGATACAGTAACATTCCATCCTGCTATGGTAGCAGCTAAGAAGATGGAAAAGAAAATACATGACCAGTTAGAAGAGAGCGGAGCTAATAAACAGCTTCGCCATACTGCTTTTGAGATGGCATTGTTTGGTACGGGTATTATGAAAGGCCCGTTTGCTATAGATAAAGAGTATCCTAATTGGGATGGAGAG